TTCCTATAAAATGATAAGTCTGTTTGTATATCTGTTCTTTGAGTTACTGGTGCTCCACCATAAGAATCTTGTCTGTCATTATTTTCACATCTTTCCATAGCAGATATATACATTTGTAACCATTGTTGTACTTGGTTAGGATCTATTCCACCTAAGAAGTTTGCTGCATGGTATAATGAACCATATAAATATATTCCTGGATGTTTATTTAAAATGTAATTTGTTGTATTAGAATCGCTAAGAGCTCCAAAAGCTTTATAATATGATAAGTACCCAGTATAAGCAGTATCAGGGGCAGGCCCAAAACGTAAAGTTTCTGTTTCATTATCACTTTCTATTGTATAAACTCTAGGTCTACCAGCTGTAGATCCAGCTTTTATTTCAAACATATTATGAGGAGTTATATATTCTAAAACGTATTTGTTACTAGATAACAAAAGATATAAAGATCTTACTCCAATAAAACCAGTAGGAACAGATTCTGTTTCAGAGTCTATTGTAATAGTATCTATTTGTTCCATTTGTCTTATTCTTAACTTTGCATTGAAATCAGCTTCAGCTAAAGCAATAAAATCTGGTATTTGTGTAGTTAAATCAGATCTATTAAGCCAATCTGCTATTGAGTTTTTTAATCCTGCAAATGTTGTTAATGCCATTATAAATTTCCTTCAGCTGTTCTAAAATATCTAAACTCATTACTATTAAGTTTAGTTTTCATTATTTTTCTTTGAATATCTTTTGGTAATTGAAACCAATTATTTGAGCCATTATATTCTTTAGCCCAGATCTGCAGTACTAGAGGAGGAACACTTGCAACTCTTTTCATTTCTTTTGCTTTAGAAATATAACCATTATCATGATTATAAAGTTCTTTGTTTCTTTTCATTAACTTATTAACATCTTGCGATTTATTAATAGTTAATGCTCCATTAGATTCTTGTATATACTTTGTTTTTATTCCTGCATCGTATTCTACAGATCTTACTTTACCCATACTATTCTGATAGTTCTGTTACGTATAAATTTACTGATCCAATTACAGCTACTTTTTCTCCACCAGATACTTTAAAATATTCTATATCTTTTGAAGGTACAAAAATTGTAGATGTAGTTGCTGTTGGGCCTGTTCCAAATTCTATATGACAATCAGCGTCTGCTACTATTCTAACATATTCTATATTATTACCAAACGCAGCTGATGCAGCTGATGTACCAGAAGATGTTACTTTCTGAGTTGTTATAGGTCTCATTGCTATATGCATTTTATTTCCTTTTGTTTGGGGATGTTTCCACCCCCATAATTAATTATCTTCTTATAACGAATGTTACTACACATTCACACGCAGTTGAAGATCCACCATCAGTAATCATTTCGATAGCTTGTCCTTCATTTACTGAATTTTCAGCAGTAGGTTCTGCAGTATCTACATCTCCAGCAGCTGAGCCAGATTGAGTTACTGTTATACCACCACCTGTTACAGCAGTTCCACCAATTTCAAATGATAATGCAGCGTTAGCTGTAGTAATAGCATTTTTAATTGATGTAAAAATTTTAATAATTCTTCCACCATCTGGTACAGGTACGAAAGTTGATCCTGCTGAACTTATGTCTGTAATTTTAGATGTTAAAAAATAATCGTTAAGTGTTCTCATTTTGTTCCTTTAATGTTCCGATCCTAACCTATCTCAGATCTTCATTTTTTAGAATCTGCTAGGGGAGCAGATATTAGGTTACTCCCCTAAACAGTTATATTATTAAGATGTTGTTAAGTCAGCTACTAAACCTGAAGCTGCTTCGTTTCTAGATTCTAGAGTTGCTTCAACAAGAAGTTGTCTTTTCTCTGAGTCACCAGTCTTAGCAAGTTCATGCATAGAGAAGTCTCTTAAGAACGCAATTCCCCAGTATTCCATGTCTAGTACATAAGCGTCTCTATCTCTAGAGAATCTGTTAGGTACTACTTGCAATTGACCGAAGTCAGATGCGTACACGTCTACTGAAGTGTATAAAGTAGCGTCTGCACCAGCATCAAATCTAGTAGAATTACCAGTAAAGCCTGATAATTTTTGTTTGTTGAAAGGGCCAACCATAACCATAGAAGGATCCCCACCAGCATTCCATACTGATTTAATTACTGATTTTAATTGAGCTTCTGTGAACGCTCTTTGAGTACCATCTGTGTGAGCTGCATTTCCTGCACCTGCACCAGAAGATCCATCAGATGCTAGGTCATCATTAGTAGTGACCCAAGATCCAAGAGTTCCCATTTTTCTAGCAGTTGTAGAGTTTCCACCTACTTCTGCAATGTTTCCTGTAATAGTAGCTTCCATATCTCTTTTAAGCTCTTTAGCTCTTTTAGCGATTTGGTATGCTAATTCAGATGCTCTACCTGCTTTGTCTACAGATTCTTGAGTACCAGTAATAACTACAGTTTTATCCATAATTTGTGTACTGTTAGAAAGTCTAGTAGTTGCAGTTGATGCATCTAAAGTTGCTTCGTCACCTTCAATAACAGCATTATTAGTAGCTGCTGCTGCAAGTGCGTCTGTTTGCCATTCGTGTAGAACTGCAGTTGCTTGTGTTTTAGCTGCAGAACTAAGGAATGGTGTATCTGTTGGTGAGATACTGTAGATAACGTCAGAAAGATCTTCTCTTTCACCGACTGAATCATAAGTATCAAACGTGTTTGTTGGCTGTGCCATGTTTATTTCCTTTGTTGAGATTTAAGATTAATCATATCAGCTATGGCAGACTGGGCATCTTTAATGTGACCAGTCTTTCTTAGCGTATTGATTTTATTTCTTACTTGCTCTCTACCTGAACTAACATTCGATTTAGCAACACCAGCTTTTAAAACTTTAGGAGCATTAGCAACTTTTTTAGAAACTATAGGTCTTTTGTCTTTTTGAGACTTAAAACTCATAGCATCTTTTGCTACCATTAAAAATCTATGGTCTGCAAGGCTACCTATCTCTTGGTCATTGAAACCATAATTACGTAACGTATTACGCATATTAAGTTTAAAAGTGTCAGCTTTATTTGGATCGCTAAACTCTGGTATTTTTGTTGCAGCTAATTCTTTTTGTGTTTCAAGGTAAGCCTCATATTGTTGAGCTTGAATTTCTCTTGCTTTACTTTTTAAAGATTCTATTCTGCTACCTTTCTTGTCTTAATTGAAAGTCAAGTCTAGCAGCTTCTGTTGGATCTTCTTGATATAGTTTAGCAAGATCTTGTCCACCTTGTTTTTGTTCAACAAATTGATTAGCTGTCGAAATTAAATCGTTTAGTTCATTTAAACGAGTATCATAAGTTTGACGCAAACTATTCTTTTGATTTTCAAGATCTCTCTTTTCCATCCCTAATGAATGAGTTTTTTGTCTATAATCCGAGTCTCTAGAATATCCTGCCTTCAGTTCATCGAGGCTCACCTCAAGCTCTTGACCACTAACTTTAACTCGGTGGAGCTCTGGTGTCTCTAATTCTGTTGGTTGTTCTTCTGTTGTCTCAGTATTTTCAGATTCTTGTTCAGGAGTTTCTTTCGACTCAGATTGACTCTCTTGAACTTCCTGTGTCTCAGGAGTTGGTTCTGAAGGTTCAGTATTAGTTTCTGGTTCTTGATTGTCCTGTTTAGGATTCAGTAATCCAGAAATTTTTTCTGCTGCACCTTGTATATTTTCTTCTGCCATATCGTTCCTTTCATGGTTGACGAATTTGAAGTTGCGTTAGCTTAACTTCGTTTATTTAGATTCTCAAGATCTACTTGAGCAAGTTTTCCACTAGACATGACACTAAGCAAATGCCCTCGGATTTTATCTACCATATTAAAGGCTACCCAAAGGTTTCTTCGCTTGTCATCATCTGCGAAAGATGTATTAAAAATCTCTTGTCTATAAATTTCTAAGAGATCTTCAAATGCTGTCTTTAGAAGGGGATCGTCCAGTAGTTGCTGGGCTCTCTTGCCCTCCCTGATTATTATTTCTTTGTCCATTATTAAAGAATTGTTGCTGTCCTTGTATTATTTTACCCATTAGATTACCAGATGTTTTTAAATCATCTGATTCTAGCATACTTCTTCGTTTTAATTCTAACTCATCAATCTTGGTATTGTATTTTAATTCCATTTCTTTGATTTGTAATTCATAATCTAGAAGTGCTTGTCTCATTTTACCTTCCAAGTTTTTAGCTTCTGTTTCAGCTTTTAACTGTGCACGTTGGTTTTCACCTTGTACTTGAGCTAA